GTTGAACTTTCATACCTATGTCACCAAAGAGGCTGGGGCGCGAAGATTTAAACCCAAGTTTGCGTCAAATACATTGAACGTTGTGGTCCGCTCACTAGCTACCCAGACGCTTATTTTGTCACCAACAAGTAATTCCGGTAGAAAACCTCCGCCTGCTATGTTGTTTCTGTTCGTACCTGAGTTAAAAACTTTTGAGCCTATGGTGCGGTCTCCAAATACATAATTACCGCTTCGCTCAACTGCAAAAATAAATCCCACACTATTGCCGTTAATGTCTGTTGATAGATCGAGATAAGCGTGGGTTGTGTAGTAATCGCCAGCTATTGCCACCGTAATCTCTGAGTTTGCCACCGACAAACCGCCCTTCTCTGAGATCTTTTGCAGCCCCGTAACCTTCACAAACCCATTATAATCACCACCTGTGGTGGGTTGTGGGTTGTCTGGTGGGTATAGGTCTTCGCTGCCTGTACCCGTTATTGATATAGGTATCGCACCGTTAACTTTTGCAGTGTTTCCCATTTGGCAGTGAGTATTGAGTATGTCCATTAAATCTGACTTTGCAATCACCTCGTCCTTCATAGGTGTGCGGTCAATAACCGCCTGCCTTGCCGCAGCATCGTAATCAGGGTCTATACCATTAGCTACGTTTTGTTTATCTGAAATGGCGTCAACGCCTAGTGTTTGCGCTTCAGTTCTATCTGTCATGCTGTTACCTATTCGTATGAGTCTGTGTATGAGTCAGAATATGAATCTACTGGGGGCGCAGCACCCGCCGCGTAATCATAGGTTGGCTCAACCTTAATATTGGTTATCGTGGCTTGTGCGCCGTTTGCAAATGAGCGCTTAAAATTTATAGCGCCTTGTGATTCAAGATCGAAACTGAATGCACCACTCTGCGTTATTGACACTACGACACCGGCGAAAGCGGGAATAACGCTAATATCAACTTGACCAGTTGCCAAATTAGCAAAACCGGATAGAGTGACAGGCACAGCCGGTGCAGCTATACCGACCGCAGCCAATGCAGTTCCTGTTTCGTTAATACTTATCGAGTTAATACCCGTAGTTGTAGCGTTACCTGCGATAGCTTTAACACCATCAGGCCACAAATCCTCTCCTAAAAATCCACTATTGTCTTGTCTCTCAGTTACTAACAACCTGTCGCTGCCGTCAATAGAACCGTTCTCGAATATTAGCGTTGAATCTGCTAGTGGGTCAGTTGTTCCATCTGCCAAATCATAAGGCAGATTGGTATCTAGCCCGTATACGTTATCAACCGTGTCGGTTGTTACTCGCGCTGAGACTAGAATACCGTTGTATAAGTTAGCAGTGCCATTATTAGAACCAAAAGCAACCGAGTCCAATGCCCCTGTCCATGTCTGGGCAATCTGTGTTATCTGTACACCGTTGACAAAAAATGTGACATTGATTCCGTCAGCGACAAGCTTGGCGTGATTAATTTTTGTCGGGTCTATAGTTGTTAGCCCAGATGTAAACGCAGACCCATCACCATAGCCTACTTGGCCGCCGCTTACAGCGAGATAAAACTTACTGTTAGATATACGCCCCACAAGAACCTCAGTCACTGAGTTATCAGCACCGAAAAATAAGCACTCTATTGTTGCATTGGTGGTCTGTCCGTAATCAGGCTCGATTCTGCGCCAATATTTAGACTGACCATCAAGCTGTGTGAAATAACGCTGATTAAGTGGGGGAGCGCCCGTAATGCTGTTTATTGCACTAGTCGCGGTGAAAGGAATTCCGCCGCTGTAATGGGTAACATCTGAACCTAGAACTAACTGCCCGCTGGCACTGAACGGAGCTGCACCCCCGCCGAAACGAGTAGGTGGCCCTGATAACGTGACAACTAGGCGGCCATATGCCGTGAACGGCAAGCCTTGGTGGTAGTGGTCAATAACCCCATCGACAGCTACAGCGACACTACCGTCATTTTCATAGGGTAAGCCGTTGGAGAAGTAGGTGGGGGCGCTAGTACCGTCTACATAAGATAGAGCGCCTAATTTCTGACCTCTAATGGTACTAGCTAATAGTTGAGACATTAAACTGCCGTCCAACCTGATGCTAGGTCAGTTAGCGTGGCATTGCCCGCCGTAATAACAGTACCGTCTAGTGCGGAGTTAGCTTTTTTAGCCGCAACAGTAGGGAACGTGCCTGCCTGTATAGGTTGAGCGCCGACACCTGATGTACCGCCAGAACTAGGCCAGCCAGAAGTCGAAGTGTGCGCTAGGCCACCGATTGCTTGGCTGAACTGCGGGGTACGGGCAGCTTCATGCTGATCTTCAAGCGTAAACTGTTCGGGCGTACCGACTACAGCACCGCCGCCGCTATTAATACCGATGCCAGCGGCATTCAAGCCTGCGTTATTCACGCCGTTGTCAAAAGAGGCAGCAGGCACCTCGCCTTGACGGATAGTTTTTGCTAAACCGTCAACGTAATAGGTAGCTTCACCCATGTTAATTCTCCAAATTTAGATAAAAATCAGGGGGCATAAGCCCCCCTAGAACCCCTACGACAAGGTTTACTGGTGTGGGGCTGTTAAGCCCCGCGTTAGTTTATGCGCCGTTGGCGTCATAGCGGCCAGAGAATTGACGACCTGAACAAGTCAAGTTACCCGCCCAACCAAGAATCTGCACTTCGGCATCTTGGTTAGTGGAGTAGCGACGATTAGGGGATAAGCTAACCATGTTACGGTCGGCATGTGGGCGGTAATGCAGGTACTTAGTGTTCAAGAAGAACGCAGTACCAGCGGGAGCGCCTGAGCCAGTGTTACCGTTGTAGATACCGCCATCCAAACACACATCAGCGTCCATGAACTTCATGGTAGCGAAGCCCGCATCAGCAGAGTTAGTGTTGGTGAAACGCTGCTGCGCCTGCAAAGACGAAATGTAAGCGTTCCAGACAGTAGTGTCTGTCATAATCAGGTCTGGACGGTCTTGACCACGGACTAGTGAAGCCCATAGCTGGTTCCAGTAACCCTGAATCTTAGTAGGGTCAAGGCCATCGGCAGAGGTTTGATCGCTTACTGCGTTCTGCCAGAATGGGAAGGTAGCGCCGTCAATGCCGCCGTAAGGTGCCGCAGTAGGGTCAACAGGGAAGGCAGCTTCAAGGCCGTCAATCTGCTTACCGCCAGCAGCGGAGCCATCAGAGTAAAGGCCGCCAGTGATTAAGTTAGCCATTGTAGCTTCGGCAACTTCTAGGCGGGCTTCCATCAAGTCGATCATGCGCTCACGACCAGAGTTTTGTAGCTGCTCTAGGCCAGAGATGATGACGGGTACGGCTGCTTGCTTAATGTCGAACTCGGCAGCAGAAATAACATCGCTCACGCCTACAGGCAACAGGTCATAACCTGAGTACCAGCCAGCGTTGGTGTTTTCGGCAAAGTTGAGTTCTTGCATGATCTTGTAACCGCCAGAAATGGTCTTAATGCGACCTTTCTGCTTGAGTTTCATCAAGAGGGCGTTGTTGTTGGTTACGTTATCAGCGATTTTGCGTGTACGACTTTCAATCGTAGTTGCGAGAATATCAGAAATATTTGAATTGGCAAAAGCCATAGTAAGTTCCTCTACAGCATTAGGCTGCATTAAAAAAGTTAAGTGTTTGTATTCAACCTAACCATTCTAAGGAATCTTATAGCGCGGTGCTACCGTGGCTGGCCGCAAGATATAGAAAAGTCCGTGTTACCCCCAATTTTATACCTTATTGGGGGTAACGCAAGCATTAAATGCTGTTCTGGGTATCCCAGCTAGCGGCTATTGTGTCGCGCATTGACATGTTGCTGCCGCCGCCACCTGAACCGCCGCGGGTACCGTTTACACTGGACGCTGCTAGGCGTTTAGCCGCCATGCTGTTGTTGCTGCCTGTTAACTGCGCGTGTTTCTGGCGCTCTTGTATGACAGAGCTGATCTGCGGGTTAATAGCACACGCTTTATCGTAGGCTTGCTGCACTGACATTTGCTGGCCTCGCTTGGCGGCCATTTCAATCATGTCAGCCATGTCGTGACGCACATCACCCAAGAACTCAGCAGTCTGCCCGAAATCTCGCACCTCAGTATTGGCTTGTTCTTGACGCTGTTGCGCTTGCTGCTCTTGATAGGCGTTCTGCTGGCCCATCATAGCTTCAAACGGAGCCATGCGCTCGTTCAACTGCTGCTCAAACTGGTTGTTTTGCTGCATTTCCGCTGGCGGGGCTTGACCCACTATCGCGCTATCCAAGGTGTTAATGTCCACCCCGAAGTTGCTGATTAGGTCAGCCACGATCTGCGCTTTTTGGATAGGCGTACCCATACGGAGGTTAGCCACTGTGTCAAACAGGTTGGCGGTAGTCTCCATAGGGTTGTTGCCCATGACACCAGACAGCACTGCACCGTATTTATTGGCTAACTGGCCGAAATCTTCGTGCGTTTTACGCGCATCTGCGGTGGTTTGCAGCATAGTGTTAAGTTCTTTTTCACGTGAAACAACCTTGTCCTGCAGGTGTCGCGGGATTTTAGACCAATCTTCACGCTCTTTCGGCCCCCAACCTACAGGTGCTTTAAGGCTGTCACCGCTTACAGCAGAGGTATCTGCTGCAATCGCTTCATCCGTGGGGGCTGCCGCTTCGGGGGTGTTTGCACTTTCAGGCGCAGCTCCATCGTCAAGGGAGAGGGTTGATTCTTCGGACGTATCAATGCTCTCGGTATCCAGTGAACTTTCGGACTCCAACCCATCACTGATTACCTCTTGAGGTGTTTCATCAAAGTTTTCATCGTCAGCACCGTCTAGTGCCGCGTTTAAATCATCGCGCATACTGCTCATAATATTCTCGCCGTAGGTTAGTTAATTAATTCGTAAGTTGTTGTGCCTAGCTTCAGCAATAACAAGCGGTCGTGTGTCTCTAGCATTAAACGCAACTTCTACTTTAAGTGCGTCCATTCTACTGTCGCAGCTAACCCGCTTAACTATTTTTTCGTCCTGTAAAGTTACCACTTCATATCCGCTGCTCATAATATTCTCGCCGTAGGTTAAGAGTGTCGGTTTATTGCATGGTTAATATCAGTTCGGCGGGTTTCTTTCAAGTGCCGATTGCCTTTGTCCACGCGCTCATGTGCGCGGCCCTTAATGTAGCCTTCCGAATAATCGCTGGCATTCGTGACGCCGTGGCGTTTATTGTGGGTGGCTAATTCTCTTCGGGTAGTGATGACACTGCCGTCAATCGGGGACTTGAAGGCGCTTATTTCACGCCTTACGGTGGGTGCGTTTACACGCTCCTGATCTTCGATTGAATGTCTCTCGACCATCTTTTTAGTTGTGGAGCAATACACCCACACCCCGCCTTTGACTTTTTCAGGGGCGGTGGTGGTAGCGTTAAACGCCGCCGCCGAGGGGACTTTCACCCCTTTCCCCCCGTGAGTCTTGTTTTCTGCATTACCCATCGCTGTCGCCTTTTGGTGTCGTAGGGGTTTTAGCTGCTGCTTCTTTGATCTTGGCCGAAGCATTAGCGGCTATCTCAGTTATCTTGAGGGTGGTCTTGGCCTGCTCACCTTCCATGCTGATATTATGTTCTAGCACGTCTTTCTGCATTTCACCTTGGACGGTAGCCTGCGTCTGCTCAATGTTGGATTGGGCTTGTGCCTGCTCCACAACAAGGTCTGCCTGCATCTTGACCTGAGTTTCCGCAACTTTAGCCTGCAAGTTCGCATTGATCTCTGCCATTTTCATCTGGTGTTGAGCTGTGGCCGTCTGAATATCAGCTTGCATATCCTCTTGGCGAGCCTGACTTGTGGCCTGCGCTTTAGCCTGCACTTCTTGTAGCTTGGCCTCGTTCTTCTGCTGGTCTAGCTGCTGTGCGGCCTGTGCTGCCATTGCTGCTGGGTCTTGCTCAGGTTCAGCGTTCTTTTCAGCTTCTTGGCTGGCCTCGATAGCCTTATCAATGACGCCTTCAATCTCGCTAGAGCCTTTGAAACCTGCTAGTCCCCACTGCAATAGCTGCAATACGAACGGTTTGGCCGATGGGTCGCTCTCGATGATACTGCCTGCGCTCTGGAAGTAGGTCGCTACCGCGTTCATATACTCGGTACGCTCAGACTTGAGTGCTTGGTGGTCGATCATCGCCACGGATTCAGGGCGAATATCTACGCGAATACGCGCCGATTCTGGCTGTTTTAACAGCTCAATCGCCTGCGGTACTAGCTCTGCATCGACACTAAACTCCATATTAGAGCGTTTGTAGATGGTTTCAGGCGAGAAGTGACGGCAAATCACCTCGGCTTTGATCTGCATTAGATCACCCGCGAACCGCGCAAACTGCTCTTGCAGGGCTTGAATGCGTACTGAGCCGAACTTAGTCTTGGTTTCGGTCTGTCCTACGCCTTCATACTGGTTATCCAGCGAACCGCGCATCACATCCGACATACCTGTGGTCTGCTGTAGCAGCGCAATGGTCTGGTCACGCACACCGATTAGTTGCTGTAGCGCACCGACCACATCAGATAGAGGTAGCCACTCGATTTGACCTTGAATACCGCCGTTTTCACCGAATAAAGCCCAATTCTCGACAGGGATAAGGGTGTTATCGCCGCTGGCGTCGAACATCGTGCTTAAATTACTGGCTGCTGAGTTGTAGACGCCCACTAGACGTACCGCTTCGGTGATTACCGCGATACGGGTCTGTAGGGTGTCTACCTCGTTGTACAAATCCTGCGCTAAGACGAAATCAGGCGTAGGTGCGTACAGGCTAGTGGTGACGTTGGCGATAAAGAACGGAGGTACAGGCCAAAAACCCGACAGACCAAGAATATCGTCTTTTTCTTCGATTTGTTTGTCATAACCAAGGATTATCCAGTGAACTTTGCGGGTTTCTTTGCACCAGACTTCCCATACTTCGGCTTTCATCCAAGCTGAGTCGGTGTCGTGGTCTTCCTCGCCCTCGTTAGAGGTCGATTTAGTCTGCTTTTTGAGTTTTGCGTTGTCTGCTACTTCATCGCCCCAGCGTTCACGAAGTTGCTCTTTAGTCATGTAGCTGCGGAACGCTATCCAAGGCATACCCGCCCAGTTGCGGCACCAGCCCCATAGCACGTCACCCCAGTAGTAATAGTCTACGGGTGCATCCTCGCTTATCAGTTTCTCTTCCATGAGTGGCTGGCCTGCCGCGTCCTGCATTGGTTGACCAGTTTCGGGGTTTTGCACCTGTATCTCTTCGCTTTCCATTGTGTAGCGCACTTTAGCGCACCCAAGGCCAGTGAGAAGGCGGTCTTGCAACACGGAACGGAACACAGCATCAACTTCTGAGCCGTTTTCTGCGATGTCCATGTTGAGCATTCTATCCATCATTTCAGCAGCTACGCGGCCCACGTCATCGTTAGGCTGAGCATAGCGGCGCGACACATCAATCTTGGGGGTGTTGCCGTAGAGCATATCCCCCAAAGTTTTAGTGTTGGAGTGGAACAGGTTTAGGTTAAACCCACTGCTGTTCTCATCGCGGGCGTGTGAGGTGCCTTTGCCGATGTAGCGGTTGACGATCTTATCGGCGGTTTTCCACCACTTCTCCCGCGCTTTAATCGAGTTACCAAGCTCCTCGGCCCAATACTTGTATTGGCTCGCTGGCGTGTCTTCTTTATCGGGCGTACTTTCTAGGTTTTCACCAGTGGAATTTTCGTAGCTCATTAAATTTACCTTTAGCGGGGTTAGATACGCCGACCTTTAAAACCGTTACGGTTCATGGAGTTCTCACGTTCCGAGAATAGCCTGTTCATGCTGTACTCTCGGCCTTTAGCCAGAGCGTTGTTAATACTTTCATGCGGTTCGGGCGCTGGCAAATAATCTTTGTTCGCCATGATAGCCATGTATCGGAAGGCATCAGCCGCGTCACTTGAGTAGTCGTGAAGAGGTGTCTTCATAAAGCATTGGTTCACCTCATCCCACTTCTTGCGATACACGCGCAGACATTCTACACCGTAATAGCATCTATCGGCGGCAAAATGTGTGAATTTTAGCAGTTGCCTAGCGGCCTCTATGCCGTCTTCCACACTCAGTTTAGGCACTATGTTGAGTTGTGTCTCTCTATCCGCAAAACCGTCTATGAACTGCTCTAGGGCGCTCTTGTGGGTAGCGAACGTCTTGGCCTTGGCATCATGCGGTAAATGGACGCGGGAGTAGTCGTAGGGCTTGTCCTTCAACACGTCAATATAGTGCTGCGCTTGCTCGCCATTGTTGGTGTAGAAGTCGATCACCTGTATGCCGTGGGGTGTTTCTTGCCAGAACCACGCCACGGTGTTGTCGCCTCGACCAATATCGAAGGCCACCTGTACTTTAAGATCAGGCTGCCAATCGACCTCAGTGTTGATCTGCCCTAGTTGTTCTATCTCGTTAACTATCGAGGCGTAATAGGTTCCGACCAATTCAGCCGAGAAATTGTTGCAGAATTCTTGCTCGAACTTAGGGCCACTGACCGCATTCTTAATACGCTCTATTTCTTCTGGCTCGATTATCCCTGAGTCATAGACCTTAATATCTGAGTGATACCACTCTGGGTCTTCTTTGGACTTCTCGTAGTAGTCGTAGAACTGGTTTAGCCGCCCGTAAGCAGTGCCGATGATGACCAACCACCCTTTTCGATCTAGTAGGCAGGGTTGGATTACGGCGTCTAGGAGGTCTTGACGACACTGCGCGAACTCGTCCAGTACGCACCCATCGAGGTACAGACCACGGAGGGCGTTTATGTTATCTGAGCCACTGAGCCATATCTTAGCCCCGTTAGGCAGCTTAATAGACAGCTCAGAGACTTTCACCTCTGTAGCCACCCCTTGTGTCATGTCCACAAGGTATTGCCATGCTACGGCCTTGGCTTGGCTCCTGAACGGACACACATAGGCGTATTGGGCGTTTTTCTTCTTGGTGTAGAGCGCTCGGATTACCAGCTCGCCAATACACGCCACGGTTTTTCCGTAACGGCGGTGACAAATCAGGAAGGCATAGCGTTGGGTGCGCTGGTGGAAGTCCACCATGAGCTTTCTAGGCTCGTAGGGGAGCTGCCAGCCTTTATCTTTATCGGGCGCGTCTACATCACCGAACGCGGCTTCAAAATCTTGGGAATTGGAGTACGCACCGTAGGTACTTTTGCTTGTCATGTGGGTTGCCTTAATTATTGATCTAAAGCACCACGAATTAGCTGCTGGTTGATAGTGATGCTTACGTCACCTGTGGTTAGGTTCGCTATCGCATCTTTTCCGATGTTATCCATCTTATTTAGCTCTGCTACGGCGCTGATTGCCACTTTAGGGGCTTTATCCTCGTTTTTAGCGGCTACCCGCCATAACATATTACGCCTTAACGCCTCATTCGGCCCATCAATAGCTTCTTGATAGTACGCCAACAATGCCAATAGCTTCTGCCCATCCCCAGATCGAATCTTAGCGTCAACAGTTTGGCTGCTGCACTTGAGTTCTACCGCAATAGCGGTTTTGGGGGTGGCCTTGTGGTGCATTTTGATGATAAGCACATCTTTGCGCTTCATCGACAGCGATTGTTCCACGATTGACCGTTGGATACTCCTTAACCCCTCAATATACGCGTCTGCGCTGGGGTGATGGGGCATTGCCAACATATTCGCTGGTAGCTTATTTGGGTCGTAGGTAAGGATAGTAGAGGCCATGAAGAGATTTTAGCTCCTTTAGGGTGTAGTACGCAAGTGTTGAAGCGTTTGATGTAAGAGTTGAAAAGTTAGATTCCCTGAAAATCAGGGGTGCGTTTTGGTTTTTGGTTTTTCATAAAAACACTTTATCTAAGTGGTAGCCTTTGTGGCTTCGGCGTTCTTTAAAAACAGGTGGACGATTAAGACAAACATGTATGCAACTACTTCCAAACCCAAAAGGGCGATAATCCCTAGCGCCGAAAAGTACGTGACCCACTGGCTCATTAGGTTTTATGGCTTGCACTGCGTACTCCAATTTGTTTTGAATGGACTCGGCCCCGACTTGCACACCCCTACACAAACCCTGTTTGCGAGCGTGACGGTTATTCTCAGCTACGGTCGACCACTCAAGATTTTCCACTCGGTTGTCATGTTTTAACCCGTTAATGTGATTCACTACAGGTTTGTTTTCTGTATTAGGTAAAAAGGTATCGGCAACAAGGCGATGTATAGTAAGGGTTTTTTGTTTTCTGTTTAAAAAAGTCAGTGACACTTGCGGGTAGCGCAGTCCAGACATTTTCAATATTTGTTGGGTTTTTACGTTACGAACTAGCCCCGTATCAGATATTTCATATTTATCGTTTAACTCTATTACTTTCCACATTTAGCTGACTCCCGTTAGTTTAACGTATTGTACCTTATAAAAGAGACTAATAGAAACTGAAAATAGCAAATTTATGCTGGACGCTTCAGTACAGGTAAGGGCGCGCCGTTTAAAAAGCCAAGGGGGGTGGGCACTGTATAACCAACCAGTACTGTATAACCATACAACTGTATAACCATCCACCCCTGTACGTAATCACAACTGTACCTAGTCACACGCTGGCAATTGATACAGTGCATCAGTGCTTCAGTGCTTCAGTGCTTCAGTGCTTCAGCATTACATTGTTGTGCATTAGTTGTTGTAACTATTAACTAAACCTGTATAATGATGCACATACCAACCAACGACAACAAAGAGAAACACGATTATGAGCACTGAAACTATTAAAGCTAAAGTAATGACACTCACAGCTATCGCAGTGGCGCAAGATGCACTGATTAATGAATTAATGCGATATGTGAAGAGCAGCAAGTTTAACCAAGATCAAATGGTTAACACCGCCGATATAATTTTAAGACTAGAAGAAGGGCAAAGAGTGATTGCCGCCATAGAATAACGGCCTAGGTTAACCAACCGATAAAGGGCGCTTAATGCGCCTTTTTTTGTGCTTGCTGTTTAACATTGCCAACGTAGAAATGGGGGTGAAACCCCTACCACAGTATTAGGTTAAAAAGCAAAGGTTACAGGTTACAGGTTACAGCTACGGTTTCAGAGCCCAGTGGGAATAGTTGGCCAAATAAGGAGGAAAACAGCTACTTTAGTGCAATACTTGCAACACTTCTTTATATACTAATTTTTTTTATTTAATATCCTATATGTAATATATAACCTACTAACTAAATAGCCCTCAAGCCTTACCCCCCTTGGCCTTCAGCGGGTTATTAAAACCCCCCTTTTA